ATAATAAAGCCCATTTCTCCGTAAAAGCTAATCAGTTCGCCATCAGACTTGCTATCAGCCTGAGCCGCAATAGCATCCCGTCCGAATACGCGCTTGTAATAAATATCCGTACTTGCCATTGCAAGCATAGGCACATCAGCGTCACCAATCTTCACGATATTAAACATTTTTGCATCCTCCTATCTGCAAAAAGCCCCCGGTGCTAACCGGGGGCATGGATTAAGGGTTATTAGGGGTTAGTAGCGGGCGCAGTCGGCATAGTAACGGCCTCAAACCAAGCATTATACACAGCCGCCGCAGTGCTTTCATTGGTTTCGGACTTAACAATGTCAGTGTCCAGCGCTTCAACGTAAATGGTAGTAGCGGTAATGGTAACGGTTTCGGTTTCGGGTTCAATGGTTTCAGCCTTAGTGGTACCAGACGCGGCGGGGCGGGTCGCCGTGCAGTTATACATAACGTGGCGCGTCGCCTTTTCGTCACCTTCAAACTGAAACATAAGGGCAAAATGCACGGCTGGCGCGTTAGCATTCTCAACAAACAGGCCATTACCCGAAACGAGGTATCCCAGCACATCCTTTTTGAAAGAATCCGGGAAACGGGCCATCTCCAAATCACCCTCGTAGCCGCTATTGCTAACACCCGTCCAATACACGATATTATCAGCGTAGAACGGGGTATTCTCGCCCTGAGGCTCCATGCTCAAAGACACAGCACCCGGCACGGCTACAGGGGTTCCATAGGTAGCGCTACCGTCTGCCGCAATGGTAGCCACGGCATAGTAAATATTTTTGAGGCCGTACTTAATTTTGTTGCTCATTTATAATAACCTCCATGTTATAGGCTATTTGGTACATGTTTTCAGACTCTATAAAACTTTCCGTTTTAGTAAACGGGATTTCGTTTGACAGCAAAACCGCCTCAACAGCGCTTTCCGCGTCAAAATCCTTTTCGGCTGTATAGAGTTCGATAATCAGCGCATTAACGCGCACATAATTGATATTGTCGGCTATAAAGTCATCGTCATTCGGGTAATAAAAGCAGATAAAGGGCGGGGCCGGGGGCGGGTTGTCTGGATTTTCGGCAAATTGATAATACGCATAGGGATAACCCATGCTATCAACCATGTTTGCAATCTCTGCAAGTGTCATAGCTTTTCGGTTACCTCCCTCGTATACAATTCAATCAGCTTTTCTTCCACTGTGGCGATATGTACGCGGCCCTCAACCCGCCCGCCGCCGCGTTTAGCGTGTCCATGTTCCAACAAATGCGGTAGGCCGGGAATTGTGCTATATATTACAGTCCGTTCCCCGGCGCGGGTTGTCTGAATTTGGTACTTCCACGATTTGTAATAGTTCGTGCTGTCCGGGTATGCCCGTTTGCTTTCCTGCTTCAATTCGGCTACGCCCTGTTTACCAATTTCGCGCCCAATCTCCGGCAAACTCACATCAACGTCGTTTTTATAGTCGTTCAATATCTCTCGAATGGTATCATTGAGTTTTTCAACGGGTGATTTCTTAGCCATTAGCACCGCCCGCCCTACGTTCCGCGTAAAGCTCTATTTCATCCGTTCTGGCGTGGAACGTGCGATAGATGCTATACAACGTGCCGTTGTATCTAACTGTCCTCTCGCCGTTATAGTCGCCAAAAAACATTGTAAAGCGGTATTCGGGGTTAAGGCCGTTGCGCCCACCCTCGAAAAACTCAGCGCGGGTAACGCTATCCACCTGGCAATATACTGTCCGCTCAACGGGCGCAGAATCGCGCCAAACGCCGTTAGCGTCCTGCGTGCGGGGGTAACTAATAAGCGTGATAATCTGTGACCTATCCACTTTCAAGCCCCCTAACAGTCAGACACAAGCCAATTAGTGTAACCTGTGCATGTTGCCAACTGTGCTTTCTGTTCGTCGTATGCCCGTTTAAGTCGGTCATAATCGTCTGGCTGTCCGAATCTCATTCGGCAATAGGTGATAATAGCCGTCCGCACAAGTGCGTCAAGTTCAGCCGGGAGAACAACACCCGCAACGCGCAAATCCAGCCGCGCGGCCTCAATCAGTCCGCTAATCTCACTGTCAAATGCGTTTGTAGTAATGCGCAAAGCCATTTTAACCGCGTCAAGCAAGCCGCGCACCCCCTTTGCAAGTTATTAGGGGCGCGACAGTATAGCCGCGCCCCGTTGATGATTAGCCGTTGGCCTTAGTGACCTTGACAAAGCGGCCCGGGGCAGTAATGCCGATAGCGGCAAACATGCGGCCTACAATCTTCACGAGATCTGCCTGTGCCTCTGTCAGATCATCAAACTTCAGCTTGACTTCCTCGCCAGCCGGGAAGTTAAACTGAGCGCCGCTAAAGTCGCCAACAATCAGCCAAGCCGCATTAGCGGCGGCAGCACTATACGCGGGCAGATTATTGTCATAATGCACGGCGTAGCCCTCGAAGGGGTCAAACAGATAGCCGTTACCCGCGATAGCGGCGATAAAATCCGCGTGGGTTTGACGGTTCATTACAACCGCGATATTGGACGCTTCGTCAGATAGCAGTGCGACAGCACGCGCAACCACATCCAGAGTAGGCGCGCCAGTCACAGACGGCACACCGATAGCAGTAGCGGTATTCGCAGCGGGCGCAGAGGTGATAGCAAGGATAAGCAGCCGCTTCGCCTCCATGATAATCTTGTGGGTGATTTCATCGTAAATGTAGCGCAGGAACTCCTCGCCACCGAGGTCATACGCTTCATCACTAATGCGAATCCACTTCTTGATAGACTGAGGAACAAGGGTAACAACTCCCAGAGTAAGCACTTCTTCAGCGGGGGCGGCAGTACCTTCCGCGTGTACAGCGGCATCAGTCGCGGACAGCTCAAAACCGACTTTAAGGTTACCGCGAACGTAGGTCTTGCGCACCATATCCAGCAGACCAGACTTTTCCCAAGCGGTCTTAATCTGTTCCTCGATGATCGTCGGAACAGGAAGCTGGCCCGGATTGCCGGAGACGTTACTATTAGTGGTCAGCAGGGCGCGGGCCTCAGTCGCGTCGTTGGTCTTGATATACTTTGCAAACGCTTCGACATACTCAGCAGACGCGCGGATTTCATCAACGGTCTTAACGGTCTTATCCGCATTAACAGGCTTGCGCACCTCCACGCCAACAGCACCCGCAACAGCCTTGCGGATTTCTTCGCGCTTCTTGGCATCGGCCTTGCGCTTTTCCAGTTCGGCGTTAATCGCGCGGGTTTCCTCGCCCAGCTTGTCAAGGTCAGCGCCGTCCTTATCCAGTTCAACCGCGATAGCGGCCTTGCGGGCTTCGATTTCCTCAATGGTCATCTTGCTAAAGTCATACATGTTTATATACCTCACATTTCAAGTAGTATTTTGATTTGCTTTTTCTGCCGTTCGCGCTTTTCGTGCGCAAGCCGCTCCGACTTTAGTTCTTCAATCAATCCGTCAAAGTAACTTCGGGCAGAAATAGAAGTAGCGTCATTAGCCGGGAGACTAACGGCGCTAACATCATACAGCTTTGATATTTTGGTGATTGTCCGCAATACAGTTACCGTGTTATCCTCATGGTTTTCTGTTACCTCGCGTTTATCCTCACCGACTTTAAAGCCGAATGACATCTTAGTTGTATAGCCGCCTTGAATTTCCTCGAAAAGTTCGCGGCCTATCTCTGTGCCGCCCAGATTTGCGCGGATTTTCAAGCCCACATTGTCAGCGTTGAGCGACAACGTTTCATTGCTAATTCGGGCAAACACGCGGCCTTCGTGATCGTATTGCATGATAACATCCGACATATCGCAATCGTCGAATGCTCTTGCGTCTATCTGTTCCATGACAGTGTACCCGTCATAACTCCAAAGCTTATAAGGCCGATTGAATGTAGTAGCATAGCCCTCTACAATCTTTTCACCTTTATCATCATCGGCCCGGCGTTCAAAACTCGAAACGTCAATGTTTCGATACTGCCGCCCTTCGTCAAGTTTCGCCTGTATCGTTTTGAGGCTCATTATTGTTTTCACCCTCCCAA